TCAGACCACAAGCTCGATGCGGTCGCAGACTTGCACGCCGAGAACCAGCGTGCGCCTATGCTCGTCTGGTATCAGTTCAAGGCGGAGCTTGCCGGGCTACAGGCGCGCTTTCCGCGCTTGCAGACGTTGGTCAACGACGACTCGATCGCGCGGTGGAACGCGGGGCAGATCGAGATGCTGGCGGTCCACCCTGCGTCTGCCGGGCATGGGCTCAACCTGCAAGGGCAGTCTCGCATGGTGTGGATGTCGCTCCCGTGGTCGCTGGAGCTCTACGAGCAGGCTGTCGGGCGCTTGCACCGAGGCGGCCAGCGCCATGACGTGTTGAACTATGTGCTTACGACCGAGGGCACGGTGGACGAAACGATCTGGAAGGCTTTACATGAGAAACGAGAGGTATCTGATATGGCACTAGAGGCGCTCAAATGAACCGATTGACTGAACGACTAAAGGCCGCTCGGGCCGAGGCGCGCATACGGCAGCGGGAGTTCAACGCCGCCCAACGCGCGCTCAACCGGGTGCTTGCGGAGATTGCAAAACTGGAGAAGCGAATTGAACTGGCGCGAACTACAACGAAGGCTTAATCAACTGACGGAGAGTGAACTATGGGAACTGATCGAAGCGGAACTGGCAGGCAAGAAGCGCGTATCACTGATCGAGCGTATGCACATGCGGGCAGCAGCATTACGCACTACCCGCGAGAGGCTGGATCTCTTGAAGCGTGCGACGTGCTCTACGCCGTAGGCGTGGCGACCGACGTCACCAAGACGTGGCGCCGTCACGGCTGGGTGCCTCCGTCGGAGCTACCCGAGTACCATGCCAAGTGGGCCAAGGCCAAGGAACTAACCCGCATTTCAGAGGTAGGACGATGATCGATTACAGCGAAGGCTATCTGAACTTAAAGCGCATGGTGGAAGAGCTATGGCGCGCCACAAACGAACACGACTTCATGCGTGCGCGTGAGCTATGTTCAGACATCACGGTCGAGGCGCGGATGCTCCGCAATCAACTGGTAATTCAAGATGACGCTCACCGAGAAAGTTGAGCGTTATCTACGCACGCACAAAGCGCCTGTCACCATCCAGGCGCTTGCTGAGCGGTTTATGATGTCCCCAAGTGGAGTACGCAATGCCCTCTTCAGACTTGAGAAAATCAACGTCGCCCAATACGTCACCGTCAGCGGGCAACAGCTCTGGTCCATCGTCCGACACCCGCCCGCAGTGGCCGTTTCCGACACACCTGATCCGCCCAAGCGGCCCACTTCCTACCCCCACGCTCGAGGATATGATGACTGAACTTGGAGAAGCAAAATGGTAGACATGGTGAATCACCCGCCGCACTACACACGCGGCGGCGTTGAGTGTATTGACGCGCTCGCGTCAGCGACCGCAGGGCTGGAAGGGCTTGACGCGGTTTGCACCGCAAACGCCATCAAGTACCTGTGGCGCTGGAAACAGAAGAACGGCGTTGAGGACTTGCGGAAGGCTCAGTGGTACATCAACAAGCTCATCGAGACATCTGTAGTGCCGCAGCCCGACCTTCTTCGACGCGGCGTGCCCAGCCCCGACCAAACGTGGGCCAAGTGGGTAGCGTCTGAAGATAGACAAGACGATTGTCTTGGAACTTGTTGATGACGTCCGCCGCCGGCATGGCAGCGACGGCCTTCAGCGTCATGGGGCCGATCGCGCCGTCCGGCGTCACGCCGACCACCTCTTGCAGGAGCTTGGCCGCGCGGCCTGGGCCTGAGTTGATGGCGGTATCGAAGACCACGTAATCAACACCCGCCGGCAGATCGTCGGCGCGCACCTTGTCCCAATAGCGCTCTTTGTAGAGCGGCGCCACGTCGCTGGGCTGGAGATCGCGCATGTCCTGCTCGGTCACCGGATGCCCGCACCACTTCTCCCACGTCGCCTTGGTGCAGCCAAGGTTAGTGATGCCCCCTGGGTCGTCCTTGTGGTGAACGAAACCCCCTTCGTGATGCAGCACTGCCGCCAGCGCGGCGCTCCAGTTCTCTTTCATTTCTTGCTCTCAATCGTATCTTGCTTGGCCTTGCTGCCCGCGCTGCTACCAAAGAAGAAGTTGAGGATGGTTGCGACCACGGTCGCCAAGATGAAGCCCAGCACCGTGTCGGCAAAGCGCACGTTGTCAGTCGGAATCTTTACCATCGTGATCAGAAAGATGTACCCGGCTGCGACGATGGACCAAAAGGTCGCCAGCACGTAAACGAACGACTTGCCGACGCCGTTGCCGTTGATAAGCGCCGCGATTTGCATCGCGCGGGCGTCTGCCGTGTTCTTGTTCGCCTGCTCGACCATGAACTCTTCATGCTGCATCGCGCGCTCGCGCAGGCGCGTGATGTCCTCGGCGTTCATGTCGGGCTTGAGTTCAACGCCCGTCTTCTCTTGAACGTAATCAAGCCCCTTGTCCACGACCGCTTGCGCGACCTTGGGCAGGTTGTTCTGGATGAGGGTGGAGACGATACCTGCAATGATCGGGGCCATCAGCGCGCTACCTCCGCAAGGGCTATCATCAAGACAGCGATGAGCAAGACGATGATGCCAAAGATGTAGTTCATTTGGGCCACCTGTCGACGATGAACATGACGATGTGGAACAGAATGATCGCGCCCAAGCCCACCACAACGGCAACGAGCGCCGCGTCGGAGGTGTTCTTGATAAACTTCTTGCGCCGCCTGATTTGTTCGTAGACCATCTTCTCGCGCTGCTCTTTGATGCGCCGGCGCATCTGTACAAACTCGACGTAGCCGTCGCGTCCTAGATGCTGTAACGGCCCGTAATGGAACCAGTGGTACAGCGTCTTTTCCATCTCCTTGATCTTGACCTGGGCGGCGTAGGCGTCAAACGCCTCGACGGTCGCAGACTTTGAGAAGGTGAGCTTTTTGAACAGCGGGGGCTTGGTGTTCTGCTGCCCGTTCATCCACTCTTGCAGGTCGCTGACGGCGCCGGCCCACTTGCCAAGCTGGCCAAACACATCCTCGGCCTCGCGCCCCAGCTCCACCGCCTTCTTCAGCCCGTTGAAGACGGCAGTCGCAGTCGCCAACAGACTGATCGGGTCTAGCATCTCACACCTTTAACACAAGCCCCAACAACAGCAGGATAATCGCGCCTGCCCCGCCGATCAAGATATGCTCCAGCCGCTTGATGCGCAGGATCGTCTCAGTCCATCGTTCCGCGCACACCGCTTCATGCGTGTTCAAGCGAGCCTCCACTTCGTTTGCTGATGCCATCACTCACCTTCGATCAACTTGTTTTCGGGTTTAGGTGCAAGCTGATTACGCTTAAATTCCATAGTCTTCTTGCCTTGGCTACCGCTACGAACAGGACGCGGCGCTCGCAGTTGATCTTCCAATTGCTCTGCCAAGTCCATCATGCGCTCGCGGTTAGCCTGCGCATCTAAGATTGCTTGTCGATCTCGCGACCGCTGTGCGATTTGGTCAAACGCAGCCGCTTTTTCACGAGCCTTGCGAACTGCGTTTGCAACCCAATCGCGGTCCATTGACCGCTCGACCAGCGCCGCATCAGATAGTTTTTTTAGCCCTGGGTCAAGTTGCTGAAGATCAACTTTTCGCCGATCCCACGCAATTTTTTCTTCTGCGGTCAACGTAGCGCGGGCGTTGTTTTCAATCTTTCTAACCGCAGCGTCTAGGTTAGTTCCGTAGTCAACAAACGTCTCAGGCGTCGCGCCTTTCAGACCTTGACTTGCGGGCCGCAAACGCCCGGTGACAGGATCAAGCTCAAGAGGCATTCCTTCGCCCGCCGGCTTGCGAGAGGCTGCGGCTCGCGCCGCCGCAGCTTGCTCTGCCTGTTGAGCCAGTGCGCGCTCCATATCAAGATCAAACGCGCGGCGCTGCGCCACTGTCACCATCGTTGATTCTGCGCTGGGGGCAGGTAAAAGCGCGTTAGAGGGTGGCTGAACGCGCACGTCGGGCGTAGGTCGGCCAAACACAAAGTTCGGCACGTAATATTCGTCCGGCGTCTGCACCGCGTTTCGCCAGTCATACGGCACCGGCAAGTTGGGCGTAGGCGGCGGGGGCGCAGCCGCAGGAGGCGGCGGCATCGGAATGCGAAAATCTGGTGGTACCGCAGATCGAGTCTGGAACTCTGGCGATGCAATTCGCTTGCCCATGTAACGGCCAGCCAGTTCACCTGCTCCTGCGCCGATTGCGCCTGCGGTGATCAGATCCGCACCAAGCGCCGAACCTACAGCAAGTCCGATAGTGCCTGGTACGCCAGACCGAGTAAGGCGTGGAAGTGCGCGCTGTAGCAAAGTAGCTTGAGCACCGCCGCCTGCAATCTCAGGGAAGTTGGCCGCAATACGACCGATCGCCGCGATGTCGCCCGTCATGGCGTCATCTTTGGCAATCATCTTGGCGATAGCAATTGGGTCGACGCGCCCGGTCGCCAAGTTTGTTGCTTTTTCGTAGGTATAGCTTTTGGCAAGTTTAGTTCGAGCGTCGCGAAACCGATCCAACAATGCTGGATCAGTAACATTCATGTCGATCAACTTCTCAAGCGCGTTAGCAATTCCAATCTTGGCGTCAGCGGTAGCCCGTTCAGCAGGGGTTAGCTTATCGCCGCGATAAATGTCTTGCGCCTCACTTCGTAGTTGACGAATGTTGCGTAGCGCGTCAGCACTCGTCATGCCAGAATTAACGCGCTCAAGCGCGTCGTCAACAAGCGCTGCGACTTCTGACGCTGCGGCCTTGCCGCCAATAACGTCAGGCGACCGGATAGCCGCAATCTGCCGCGACACCGCCTCATCCGGCATCAACTGACCAATTTTTTCGACCTCGCGGTAGGGCGCAGCAATACGCTCACGCGCCGCTTCAAACGTCTTAGAGTTAAGCTGTTCACGCGGGTCGATGCCAAGCTCACGCCGCGCAATGTCACTCCACTTCGTAACGTTCTGCGCCGATAGTTTAGCGTTCAATTGCGGAATGCCAGCCATCTGGGCTTGCAATTGATTCGATAGCGTTGGGTTTGACAACGCGGGGTTCAGCGCAATGCCTAGCCGATTAGCTTCCTGCGCCGCTTCAATCTGCGGGGCTCGCGCGTAAGCCTCTTCCGACAACCGTTCGGCAGTCCGTCCTTGACGGGCCGCGCGTGCTACACCAACTTCGCCCGCAGTTGCGCGAGCTGCTGCTGGCGCGGTGCCAAACGACGGCATAAACGGCGGAATCTTGGTCGCTTCTAGCGCTTCGCCAGTTGCCGCCAAAGCCCGTTGCGCTAGCTCAGACCGAGGCTGATACTGAAACACGTCACGCACGGCTTGCTTGACCTCGGGCCGCGCACGGCTCGTAAGAATTTGCGCCGGAGCGCCTGCAATCGTAGCGGCAAGCGCCACGGGCGTCTCGATTGCGCCCATGACCATCTCACGCGCCGACAGTTCAGACAGCGGTCGTTCGCGCGTCAAAGGCACCGCAGACGCTGACGTATACGGAACGTCGGCGTAGACGGGCTGTTGATCCGCTACCGAGCCGCCAAGCTCTTTTGCCAGCGCACCAAAGTCAACAGATGGTGCCGCGCTGCCGCCGAGTTGTTTTGCAAGCGCACCATAGTCCATCAGCGGCCTCCACTAATGCGAGCGCGGAATTGATCAGCTTGTTCTTGGGTGGGGAATGTATAGGTGTTGCCATCGGGTGCTTGCACAGACAGCCCAGCGCCTACGTTCTGGCTACCTCGCGGTGTGGCCGACCGCCCGCCCATAACTGGCCCTTTAGGCGGAGGCGTGGCTTGAGCGCGTTCGGCTTGAAGGACGTTGTATTTTTTCAAGCGCGGGCTTTCAAAAATAGACTTGCCGCCTTCGCTTTCTAGCCAAGCATCTTCGGCTCCAGCCAAAGATTTTTTGTTAGCTGGGTCGCGCAGCCAATCGCGATAGAACTTATCTTGCGCAATCGAGCGTTCAGCTTGAGCGCGGGCCACATCAAGAATGAACTCGTTGGCGGTTTTAGTGTTGCCCATGCGCGCGCCGGTTTGCTCAATGCGCTGCGCATCTTGGTTGGTCTGCACGCCTTTCTGTTCAAGCTGAGCGGCCAGCACTCGTTCGGTTGCGGCCTGCAAGAATTTTTGAGCGTCAGTGGCAAACTTTTCTGCTTTATCAACGCCAAGCGCCGCCAGCACAGACGCGCCTTTTGCCAAAGTTTCTTTGCCAAAGCCCGTCTCAAAATCCTTGCTCAAAATGTCTTGCGCAGACTCAATGCTCGTCAGTGACCTACGCGCCGCTGCGGCTGCCTTTCGCACTTCTGTTTCATGCGCTACATACCCCTTGCCGCGCTCCACCGTCTCAGCCTGTTCGCCTCTGTCAATATTGACGGTAGTCAACGGGCGCCGATCTGGCGCTCTTAATTGTTGGCCATCCAGCATCAACGGCTCCATTGCGCCGGTTCGCTTGTTGACCTTAAACAACCCTTGATCAGTCTCTTGTATCGTGAAGCCAGGATTTTCGCGTTCAAACGCGGCTTTGCCCGCTGCCGTAGCGGCTTGCAAAGCGGCCGCTTCAGCGCGCTGCCGCTCGAAAGGCAACTTAGCTGCTGCGGTTGCAGCTTGTGACTCTGTGGCTGCGGTCTTGCGCCGGTCGAGCTCGTTCTTTACAAAGTCCATGACGGACATCGAGCCGTTTAGCACTCTATCAACGACCGCCGGATCGTAGGCTTCTGGGATGTCTTGCTCGGTACCGTAGCCACGTTGGATTGCTTGCTGACGCGCCATGCTGTAAGAGGGCTGGTCCTTGACACCAACAAACAGCCGCCCCATCAGCTCAGCTTTTGTCTTGACAGCATTTAGCTTGGCAAGCTCGTCTTCGCGCGCGGTCTTCTGGCGTTTTGCCTCTTGCTCCAGCACCTGACCTGCTTGTGCGACAAACCCGCGCTGCCGCAATCGCCCGGCGACGTCTGCCGCAGGCGCAGTCGGCTCGAATCCCGACATGATGCTCTCAAGCTCTTGAGCGCGGCGCTGTTCGCGCATGGCGTTTTGCATCTGCATCTCGCCCATGCGCTGCTGCTGGAGCGCGTTCTGGATCTGCGTGGCCTGCGCTTGCATCGCCAGCGGATCGGGCAGCTCAAGACCTTTGACTTGCAGCGCGAGTCCGGGTTGGATTGGCATGATGTGTCCTTAACCTATAGCCGGAGCGTAAACAGACGACCGATTCTGGTTAGCCAGATTTTGACCGGCACTATACCGCGCAAATTGATTGAGCGCGTTGGTGATTGCGTTGGCCGAGCCGATCCCACCGGCTGCTTGCGCCGCGCCGATGTCGGTTGTCAGGTTACCTGCGGTTTGCCCAAACGCCCCAGCCGCTGCACCTTGATTAGACGCCGCCGCTTGACCCAGCGTCATCAGGCCCGACAGCGGTTGCAGACGGTTAGAACGCTCGGTCTGGAACCGGTTGAATGCGTTGCCGTACTCTTGCGAGCCCATCTCTTGGCCGTAGCGCTGCAAAGCCTTACCGGTAGCGCCCGACAGCAGACCGCCTCTTGCGGCGCGACTGGCCTCAAGCGCCTTCATGCCTTCGCTCAACCGGAACGCATAGCCAGGATCGGCCTGGAAGTCTGCCATGCCAAACGGCCGCGCGAACTTGCCGTATTCAGACGCAGCGGTGTTGCCTGACAGCCCGAGCAAGTTGAGAAGCTGGTTCTGCGCCGTAATGCCCGCCGCGCGGTAGGGCTCTTGCAGCGCCTTCTGCTCGTTGAAAATGTCACGGGCGAGTTGACGCGCCTCACGGGCAGACTCTGCTTGGATGTTTGCAGCGTCCGTGGCCGCGCGGGAGCCAGTGATAGCGCTTGTTAGCGCAGACAATGGTACGCCGTAGTCTTTGGCAAGTTTGGCAAAGTCGCTAAGATTGAAGCCAGCGCCTGTGATGGCCGCAGCGTCCGCGCCGCTAATAACGGAGCCCGTTACGGGGTCAAGGATGTCGCCCGCGCCGCCGTAACCTGAGATAGTTCCTGCGCCCGCGCCGGTTGCGGTGCCAGCCCCAGCACCAGCACCAGCACCAGCACCAGCACCAGCACCAGCACCAGCAGCCCCTAACCCGGTAGCTGCGTCAGCGCCGGTGATTATCCCGCCGGTTGCGGTGTTCAGCACATCGCCTGCGCCGCCGTAGCCCGCAAGGGTACCGGTAGCCAGTGCGTTCGAGCCCGTGCTGACGCCCCCAAGACCTGCGTCAAGGGCCGCAAGTTCTGCCGCCGTTAGTGCGTTTGTGCCAACAGCAGCAGGCGCAAGCGCGTTAGACGACCCCAACAATCCTGCGCTGGCGTCCGCAGCGGCAAGCTCTGCCGCAGTCAAGGGGGTTGCAGCGCCCATCGTAGCGAGCGGCGCGGTGACGACCGGAGTTGCGACAGCACCAGGTAGCATGGATGGCACGGCAAGGCTCTCCGCCCCTGCGGCGAGCGCTGCGGCGGCCTCCATATTGCCGGCAGCCGCCAGCGCCTCAGCGCCTGACGCTGCAATCATTTCGGCCGCTGCGGCCTCAGAGACAGTAGCGCCCGCCGCGTCGGTAAAGCCAAGCCCTGACGCGTAGTACATGCCAAGCGCCGCTGCTGCAACCTTTACGACGTCGGGGTGCACGCCCAACGTGTTGGCGATCGGGTCGACTACGGTGTCAACAGCTTGCCCAACCGACCCAAGAAAATCTTTGTTGAGGTCTACTACGCCGCCGCCAACGTCGCCAAGAAAACTAAAAAAGCTGCCGGAAAAGCTCGACCCGCCGGGGCTTGGCACAAAAACGCCAAGGTCTTTGCGGGCTTGGACGCCCTCGTCAAGACCCATAGTGATCTTGCCGCTGTTGATTGCCGACTGAATTTGATCAACAGGAATTCCTGTGGCTTGCGCTGCTTCTTCAACAGAGATCGGCGTGTTTCTTTCGCGGCTGACGCGCAACAATACGTCGTTGTCTGCGCCGGTCACAAATCCCTGCTCATAAATAATTTTCTGAGCTTTAAGCGCGGCTTTAATTTGTGCGGGGGTCATAGCTGCCACAATGTTCTCCTAGCTGATCTCTCGACCGCTAACTCGTAAGCTCATAGACGCGGCAAGACTGCCAAGCGTTGAAATGGAGTCGCCCAAGTTCAGGATGTGGCCTGCAATCTCAGGAAACGTGTACGCCTCGCTAGGCTGCAATGACTTGCTCTGCACGACCAAGTTGCTGCTCTGCGCAGTCTGTCCCGCTGGCACGATGTTGACGCTGATCGTCCGCGCCGCAGCGCTGTAGTTAACCACGGTGAACTTGTCGATGATCGTAGCAGTGGTGGGCGCAGTGTACTGCGTTGTCTGTACCTGCTCAACTGCTTTGGACTCGACCAGCGTCTTAGCGGTAATGGGCATGTCAGTCCTCAGCGGGCAACGGTTGGTTGCCTTCGGCTAACCACGCCAAATACATGCGGTAGTCGCCGTTACCAAGGTCTACGGGAATCCATGCGCCGTCAGTTAACCGATAAATTACTTCTGGACGTTGGGTCAGTTGGTACATGACTATAGTTCCGCGTTAGCAAGCCAGTGGATAGAATACAAACCTCCTGCCGTAACCGCCGTACTTCCGGTGGCGATAAAACCAGAATCGCCAATGTTAGCTGTGGCCGCAGTAGGTGTTACGCCAGCAACGGTTTCCCAATTAGCAGACGCCGCATTAGGTGAGTACAGCGTCATTGTGGGGGCGCGGCGCTTAGTGACGGCAAACCGAACAGACGTTGAAAACGTTTGGTTTAACACTTGCCCTGTAGCCGCAGGCGCACCTAGCGTAGATGCTACGTTTTGAGCAGGTGCGGTTGCATACGGGAACGATTTTTCGTAGTACCGCTGGCACAACGCCAATTCCAAATGAAACGGACGATGCTCGAACGGCGTGGCTACGCTACCAACTTCAACTTGAACGCCGGCTAACGCAAAAATATTGCCGATCGTACCTACAGCGTTGACCTGATCGATAGTAGATAAACCCCAATCTGTAGTCCAAACGCCTGGCGATCCAGTATGGAAGTTAGTGCCCGTACCAAGCGACCAGGCCAGCGTTAGCCCAGACCCACTTGTCCAGTCCCAATACACGCCAGTAGTGGGCAAACCGTCGATGACGGTAATGGTTTTGTATTCCCATGTGTTTGCGGCGTTGATCGCATACGTCGTCACATAGCTTTCGTCGGTGCTGGGCCAATTGCCATTGTACAGCGATAGGCAATACGTTCCGGTGACAGAGGACCGTACCCAAAACGAGATCGTAAATGTTTTATTAACCAGCGTGCGAGCTGCGTAGCCCTCTATGATGTGCGCCATCGAAAAACCATTGTTATTTGCAATTACAGCGTCTTCTGTTGTCACGGTTAAGCGTTGGCTGTAATACAAATTTGGCTCTGTTGCCGGAACATCTGTAGATTGAGTCACTGAAAACACTGCTGGCGTCGCTGCCCAATAGGTCCAGCGGTCTAACATTTTGGTGGAGTTAAAAAACGTCGTTGTGCCAGTGCTAGTAGTTAGCGCGCTTGGTCCCCGCTGGTTAACAATCATCGACCCGTTGATAATCTTGTTGCGCAAACCTGCAAGCTGCCCGCCGTTGTACGACGTAGCAGACACGGTACCGCCGACAACATTTCCGGACAAATTGCCGCTTACGTCCCCAACTACGTTACCTGTTACCGTGCCCGTAATCGGGCCGCTAATAGAAACGCCGCTGATTGTGCCGCCAGTAATCGCGACGGCGCTGGCGTTTTGCGTGGACATTGTGCCCGCAGCAGTCAACTGGTCGACCGTGTACTGCAAAACGCCTGTCGAGTTCTGAAGCACAAACTTGTACGCCGACCCTGCGGTTAGCCAGACGTTTGCTTCTCCGCGTGCGTCCAGAACAATCGGGTTTGTGTTGGCGGTCGTTTGCGCAGCGGTCGTGTACGTTACCGCCGGAAAAGTTGTCCCGGCGGCGTAGGTGTACAGCAGCCCATACGACAACGGGTCGCCATTAGCGTCCAAGAATTGCAGCTTTGGGGTCGGGGAAATGGTTGCCATGACAAACCTTTACGCGATGATTGTCGGACCGGACAGGTACGATACCGTCATAATGACCGACGGAACAGCCGGGCGGTCAGGGCCGGTTTTGGCTGCCTGCGCCTCGATGTATACCGATGAATTTTGCGACCACCACATCAGCTCCATGTAATCGGTGGCGGCCATGTCAATCACATAGTTTAACGCTGCAATTAGGTGTCCGTCTGACGAGCCGTGCTTAGAAGGTATTGTGTACCGGCTGTTGCTCTTTGGGACGTCTACGCCGTTCTTGCGAAACCACAGCTCGATGTCGTACTCAGTAGCCGATGTGTTGGCAAACTGGATGCTGAATTGAAAATTGTACACGCCAGGATTGTCAACAATCAGCTTGGAAATCAGCGTGCCCGTGAACGTACGGCTTGTCAGCAACTGCGCGTCGCTGACCGTGTACGTCCCGACGCCTCCTGACCCCGTGCCGTACGCGATAACATGCTGTCCGTTTGTGACGCCGGTGCCGGTCAACACCATGCCCAGCGTAATGGTGCCCGACGCTACTGACGTCACGGTCAGTACGGTGCCGGATGCGCCAGCGCCGTCGTCGATTGTGCCGGTGAACACCGCCGCATCTGACGACACCCGCACGCCGCTGCTGTAGTCCGTCGTGTCGTAGCGAACCGGATAAACCACAGCAGACGAGCCGTCAAGCTGGTTTGTGTTGTCTTGAAACGCGCCGTAGATGGGTTGGCGAACGTGAGTCGTTTGTGCTGCGGGTCCGACTTGCAAGTCTTCCAAAGAGAACTGGTTTTGCCCTAGGCCCAACAATGTAAACGCATTGTTGAAGAAGCGGTACCACTCACGCTGCATGACGTTATCCGGCCCTTCAATGACCGGCACACGCGCGGCAGGTATGCGCGTGATGTTAGGCATTGGTGCCGCTCGCGATCAGCTCCGCGCCCATGATAGCGACGTTGCCAAACCCACCGCCGCTGACTTCATACACGCGGTCGCGCAGTTTCTGCGTCATACCAAGCCGACGCCAAATGACACGGCGGCCAGTCTGCCCAACAAAACCCATCGAACGCTGATGGAGGTTAGACCAGTTGTGCCCGCCATCATCGGACCACCGCAGACTTACGACCATGCTACTGGTTGAATTAGCCATGTTCGGTACGACTACAAACTGCGGATTGGCAAACTGATAGGCCGTACCGTTGCTCGTTAAAACCAACGGATTAGTCACCGCGTACTCAGTGCCATCTGACGCCAACACTGACCACGGCGGGCCTTGCACGCCGGGCGCTGACGGCTGGGCAATTTCAATGTTTGTTGTGCTGCCCGCTTCACAATCCAGTTGCAAGCTATGATGCGCAGTGCGCTTCAAATCGTTTTGCCCGGTCGGTAGCGCTCGCCAAGAGCGCAGCCAATTTTGGGGGCGGCTAAGCGGGATGAACTCGCCGTAATAATCAAAGTTGTACTTGCCAATTCGATTGCTAAGATAGTCGCCAACGTACACCGTCGTGCCAATGGTTGCCATTGCTGATGGCGAATGGCGCATCAATTGCCCGGTGGTGACGTCAGTGTAGCCGCGCTGGTGCCACATGTTGGTGGCGGCGTCGTACACCCACGTCACGTTAGCCGTGGGGAACGTCAACACGTAAAAGAAGTGGCCGTCCTGCTGGTAGGTGTACGCAACCGCGTCCGAGATCGTTGAGTACGTCTGAATAGCGTACTCGATGGCGTGCGTCGAGATGCGCTGCGGCTGGTAGCCGCGAGCGCGGTAGACCATCCCGTAGCCGCGAGCGTCAGCCGCCAGCCAAAAGACGCTGTTGTCCATCTTGGCAACCGAGTACGGCGCGGCGCAGCCCGTCTCAAGAAACGCGCCTTGAATGGGGGCAAGCGGGTAGTCAGGCTGGCCGGCGTCGTACCAGACCTCGGTCGAGTTGTTGCCAAAGATCCAGATTTCTTTGTGGTCGACGATCAGCGACACTACATTGTCAGGCGAGGCTTCAGCGCTTGCAAATGACAGCGCGTCGATGTCGCTACCATCGTAGAGTGCAGTCACCCAGACGCGAGCGCTGTTGGGTTCATTGAACACAAAGTAACCGTTGACGTAGCCCACCGTGACGGCGCCCGGAAAGTCCAAATCTCCAATTTGCGCAAACACACCCGTGTCGATGTTGTAGATGTAGCCTTTGGGGTTGGTTGCTATGAAGATTTGTTGGCCGTTGTCGACCATGCTGACCGGGCCTGTGCCGGCTACGTTGGTGCCAATCGTCCGAACCCGCGATCCCACCACATACGCAGGCGGCGGCGTGTATTGGATGAATGTCGACCCGATAACAGCGTACAACTTATCGCGCGCTACCCACATGCCGCGCACTACGCCTGATGCGGCAGTGAATACAATCTCAATGCCCGGCACCCGCTGGAAGTACGCCGCCGTCTTGCCGCCGTCCGGTGTTGACTCGGGGTACAAGTTGATTAGCCGGTTGTCCGCAGCGTTGGTGCTGCGGGCAACGTAGGCGGCGCCAAGGATGGGCGATTTCATCAGAAATTGCCGGCGTAGATGTTGTAGCGTTGACGGCTTCCGACGATCGTGTACGGAATCGACATCAAGTCGTCAGGATTGTTGATGCGCTTTAGGTTGCGCTTGGACGTCATTGCAATCCGCGAAACTTGCCGCGACGGCTCAACGCCAAACTCAGGCGCAAGCTCACAGGCCAAGTTGTAGCGGAACGCTCGCAGGTAGCCTGGCGGAAAGGTCAGCATCGTAGCCAAGATGGCTGGCTGCGACAGCGTTTCTACCGACACGAAATGGAATTCCAGCACCCGCGTAGGCACAGGGTAGATGTACATCTCAATGTTCGGGTAGGTCATGTTGACCCACATGACCTGCGGGTAGGTGCTGCGCACCGTTTTGAGCGCAATGCCGTTGTACTGCTGTTGATTGATGAGCTTCAGACCGTACGAGACGCCGGTTGTCGGGTCTTTGAAGTAGGTCGCATCGTCAACAAGAATAGGCCGGTTGCCAACGAAATCGCCGGTAGGCCCAAGCG